ATTTTACATAATATTCAGGGTGAAATTGTATCCCCAATATATCCCTCTTCTTATGATATAATATATCTATCATATCTTTCCTTTTCATTACATTCTCAATATTCTTTCCTACTTTGATAACAATATCATTATGATTATACCTATATATTGTCTTTACAATATCAAAAGGATACCTTATTTTTAACGGCCTATCGTAGTTTCTAATATATCCCGCATCTCTTACACGGACATTTGAGAACTTCCCAAATCGTACAGCTATGTATTGCATTCCGTAGCAAATAGCTAATATATGTATCTTGTTAGAGTGCTTAAATATTATCTCAGGAACCTTAGGAGACCTTCTATCAACTATGCGATAATCAGAACCAGAGACTATAATAGCATCCAATTTATCAACAAGATTATTCAATAATTTGGCGATACCTTCTTCATCGTACCAATCTCTAAAACATAATCTCGCGTTTTTCATAGATTTTTTAAAACGCATCTTTCTTATATTATTCAACAAGCGATTACTATACATCATTATTACCAATATTTTAGGACGCTTCTTCTTTTTCATTATCTTCATTACAGCATATGCCACTACTATATAATTTATTATATTTATTAGTAATATCACCCTTTGTATTACTTCTAATATAGGATACGGCTTGCAAACACGCGTCGCTCAAATCATCCTTCTTCTTGTTTTCATTAAATCTCTTCTGTAATTGCTCGTTCTCACTAATATATTGGCGACACAACTCAATGCTGAGCATCTTATTATTCTTATATTTATCCCTCCTAAATCCCTTCTTATTCCTCGCCTCTCCCACCGCATCACCCGTTCCCGGCTTCGCCGCTTTCGCTGCATTCGCTGCATTCGCTTCCATATTTATAACATAGATGTGGTTTTTAGTTTTTAATGATGCATTTACAAGGACAACATTTCCCACCTCCTTGTCCCAATATTTAATTAAACTAAAATAACCATAGATGATATGCTGGATAGTTTTCATAATACCGTTTAAATTAGAAGGCTGATTCTCTATCAATACATAATCTATCATATTGATACCCCTGTTTTTTAACCCACCAATTATATTGTCCATCTCAATATAAATTCTTTCAGATATATCATCAATCCCCTTAATCTCTTTCTTAGATGAAGCCAATTCTATGATACGCCATTCCAATATCTCTAATATCTCCGTCTTTCTTAATATACATAGAGCAAGATTCTTAACCCCGATATCAAAACTAACGTATATCATTATCCTAATATCCTAATATCCTAATATCCTAATATCCTAATATCCTAATATCCTAATATCCTTATTTGCTCGCTTGTAATCAGTGTTTATTGAGAGTTTTTTGAATTTCTGTTATTATTTTCGGAGTGTACGAGGAAATACTGTAATGCTTTATAATAGCCGCAAGGTCCTTCCAAAATGTATCGCCTTCATATTTGGAATTGTATTTATTAATTTTCTTGCATTTTTTATATAGCCATTTGTATGTCTTCTCTAAGTTTTCAGGCTTCTTTGATATCTTACCAAGTCTCTGTTCCTTTACCAATCTGTTAATATAACTTTTCAACTCATCGCATTTATTATAGTTTGGCAAAGTCTCGCGTAAATCATAAAACTTCATATAATTATATGAGGGGCATATTAATAGATTGTCGGTGTAATCTATAAATGTAGGGTTATTATCTATTATTAACAATCTCTTGCTAATATCATAATTATTAGGTATCTTGATTGTCTTACTAATTAACGGTAGTATCTTGGTAACAGATTTCTTTATATTTCCGTATTTATCCATAATACAATTGTCGCGCGTTAATAATGGTCTGTCAAACTTAAAATTATTATGCTTCTCTATTATGGCTATCTCTTTGTTCGCCCATTTTTTCTCAGAAGCCGTATAAATATAAAAATAGCTTGACGGATACAGCTTTTTCATAACATTTATAAACGTAAAAAAATGCGGTCGCACTAACAGCGATTTCTCCGAATAACTTTCATTCAAATATTTATTACACAGCGCAGTATATTGGTTTAATCCCTTCATCCTATATTTTTTTACCAATTCAATAATATTATATAAATCACATTGATAATTACAATCGCCTATAATAGTTCCATCCAAATCTATTATAAATATATACGGCTCCGCATTAGGCCTTTTTTCTTCTCTGTTATTCATTAAATCTATTATAATATTATATTAGAATATTGCTTTATAAATAGAAGATATACATAATAATGGCTGAATCTCACATATTTAACACTAAAAATATGTCCGCATATAGCCATTTCTCAAATACTATTAATAACAAATATCTTGATTTAAATAATGGGAAAGAAGTAGATATCAAAGTTCCCGATGCATTACTTAAATATTTTAAGGATAAAACGCTCAAATATAATCTAGACAAAAGGATATTCTATTATAAGCATATAACTAACAAATTAAAAGATATAAATAACAAGCAGTGTCTAAAAGAATATGCTATCAATTCTAAAAAAAACAACGATGTTCTCGGATATAATATAGACGACACAGTATTTCTTACAAAAAAGTTCGGTTCTATTAGCAAATACGGGTATATTTATATAGCCTCTATTAAAAACGAATTTGGCAAATATCCTATTGCTTCAAAAATTATGATTAATAACCGCGTTAATCTGTTTGAAGCACAGATTAACTTGAAAATAACCGAAAAAGTTATTAAAAATATGATATCAAGACATTTCATTCTAACTTACAAAGTTATTATCTGCGACAAAATATCCAATAAAAATTTGCCAGATATCGTTCTCAATAAGAAATACTATGTTTTATTAAATGAGCTCGCGCGAGGCGATTTGAAACAGCTCTGTAATAGTAAAATGTTCCTCAAAAATAACAGCGTGCTATATAATGTATTTATACAGATAATGTTATCCATATCAACATTTCATCATCTCGGATTTATTCACGGCGATTGTCATTGGGGCAATTTTCTATATCATATGAATTATAATGTAGTCAAAAACAGCTATCATCACTATAATATTTACGGCAAAAATTATTATCTAAAATCTTGCGAATACACTATGTATATTTATGATTTCGGTTTTGCCGAAAAAATCAAATCAGCCAAAATGTCCCTTATTGACTCCGACTATAGGAGATTGATAAACGCTTTCAGAAATAAAAAGATAGAACCGCGTTCCTGGATATCTGTAGATAACAACCTGCCGTCTGATGAGGTAGGAGAATATGTCAAAACATTTAAAAAAGCGATTGATAACAATCGTCGCTCCGGTAGAAGCAGCAGCAGCGGAAGCAGCGGCGATAGCAGCAGTTTGTATGAAAATAATAGCATATATTTAGAAAAATTAACGATTGATACAATTCTACCAATATTATTAAAAGCCCCCGACAAAACATTCGTATCCAAATTGCCTCCAAATGCTACGGTTATTAATAAAAAACCATATTACATCAATAAAAAATTATTAATGAAAAGCTAATTTGCTAGACCAATCGCATCAATACGCGCATTAGCATCCGCCGCATATTTTGCAGATAATTGGTCAATATATTCGGTCATCGTTTCAAAGCCGACATATATCATTTCGTCTATCTCCTTTTTAGTTATATGTAATCGCATCCCCTTCCTTGCAAATACTATATTCATTCCGCTGCTTAGCACGAGATTTTGAGGACGATAGTAATTCGTATATTTACTATCTTGAATCTGCTTTAATAAAACCTCTTTTACTCTTAGCATATTTAATATCGTCATCAACTGCTTTACAATATATATGAAATTGATAGTTTTTGCAGGAACAGGCTGTATTTTTTCATTATCTTTATACAAAAGCATACCCATTATATTCTCGCGAGGTACATCGGCGAATATTTTTATAGGAAAATTATTAGTCAATCCTCCGTCGTAATAATAATAATCGCCTATATTTATCGGTTTAAATAATAATGGTATAGACATAGATGCGCAACACGCCTTATATGCACAGGCATCAGGCGTTTTATCAATAGAAAAAATCTCGTTATCGCAAGTATTTATATTCGTACAAGATATATACATATTTACACCGAAAATTTTAGATAATTGCGCAAACGTAATAGTCTCCGATATATCCCCCGCATTATACTCATCTTGCTCTTCTGTGTCTTCCTTCGCGTCCTCTGCAACTTCCTCACATCCAGTATCCTTCGCGCCTTTTGCGCCTTTACACCTATCCGCATATTTCCTTTTTATAATAATTTTTAAATGCTTAATCATCGCCTGTGTATCAAATAAACCCAGTTCTGTTATTAATCTGATGTACCTTTTAATAGATAAAAAACATAACTCATTATCTTTCATACAATTATATAATACCTCTTCCATCTCATCAATAGTTAATTTAAGGGCAAACATAAGACCTATTAAAGAACCAACGGAACACCCAGCAATATGTTTTATATTCTTATGCATATTATTTAAATATAAGTATCTAAGAGCACCCACAAATATAACACCACGCATACCACCCCCCGATAAAACTAAATGTGTAATATTTATATTCTTAATACTCGTCCCGCTCGCTATACTCGTCCCGCTATCTATACTCATTTTTAATTAAATAATATTATATATATTATACCCAAATATCGCATATATCTCTTAAATGTGCGAATTGTATTCTTGGATACTTACTTTATAGTATATGAGAGCCTCTTTGGATGCGTTGTTCTCAGCTTCCTTTTTAGTATTTCCAGTAGCCGTTGAAATAATGCTCCCGTTCTTATCCTTGATACAATATGTAAATATCCTAACATTATCTTTTACAGCTACGTTGAGCTCCTTGAATTGCGGCACATCCTGTAGAGAATGAAGCATATGAGATACCAGCATATCCTTGTAATTGTTTTTAATTCTAATGAGTTCGCAAAAGTCTATGTAATTCTCTATTATATATATTATCCAAGATTCTACCACGAAATATCCCGCTCCCGAAGAGGGATTTATATTTATATTGGGAATAATAACATTATCGGCGTCCGTCTGGAAATCCAAATAGAGTGCACCCAAAAATGCCTCAAATATATCCTCCATAATTTTATAGTTATTCCTTCCGCCGGATTCCTCTACCTGCTTAGATATAATGGCGAACTTCGGTAATCCTATTTTATCCGATAAATAACCAAGCATCTTTCCATTTACTATCTTCGTCCTAATTTTAGACAAGAATCCCTCATTTTGGTCAGGGAACCTATTATATAAATAGTTCGTTACAATTATTCCAAGTAGAGAGTCCCCTAAAAACTCTAACCTCTCATAAGACATATCTTGAAGAGGCAAACAATCGCTCGGACGATTCGCATTACTTTTCTCAAAATCTATGTTTTTCATAGTACAATAAGATTTATGAACGAATGCAACGCGATATAAATTGATGTTCTTTATTTTTATATCGGCCAATCCATTACTACTTAGCAATTTATATAAGTCCTCTTCGCTTAACAGCGTATTTTTTGAATTATACGGTTGATTTTCTACATCAATCTCCATAGTTTTATTATGGATATTATCAATTCTTTTCATTCTGGATATATATCTTGGTTATATCTATTTCTCAAAATATGATTATATCAATTTTTATATATATAAATATTAAATGTATTTTTCTTTTAAATAGAATAAGATAATAAATGAGTTATCTAGCTAATGATATAACAGCCCCCCTAATCCAAATAGATTCGGTTGCTATTGGGTTTCAATTGGACGGCGAAAGTGAAGCAAGAAATATCAATAGTTTAGATTTAAATAAAGATGAATTTCTGGC